ACCGGGTGATGGTGGACGGTGTAGAACGCAAGGTGTGCAGCCGCTGCAAAAGACAGCTTTTACTATCCTGCTTCTATGACAGGACAATCTATCGCAACGGAAAGGTGTATCACATCAAGACATCATGGTGCAAAATGTGTGTTTCGGAAGACAATCGGGAACGGAATAAAAGAAAGGAAAACAAATGAATATAAAGAAAATAAAGGAACATAACCCTCAATCCTTTTTAGACGATTTGAAACGGGTAAGGGAAATCATGGTCTATACAGAACATACCAACTCCTACTATAAGATTCTTAAACATGAATTATTGAGAGATGCGGAAGAGAAAGCCATCACGTACTATATAACGGATTCTATATTCGCCAGAAAGCGTGATGTCATGGTAATAATTTAATCGAGAAGATATGAAACAGACAGTAGAAGAAGCAGCCTACAACTATCTCCAAAAGATATTGGAATCAAGCGATTTTGAGATAAACTTTGAAGAAGATAATTATGATGCCGGTGCTCGCGATGCAGTACTTGATGTAACAGAACGGGCTTATATAGCTGGTGCGAACTGGCGAATCAACAGCGTGTGGCATGATGCAAGCGAAAGGCCAGACAAAGGGAAGATGCTCATTGTGGAGGATATTGACAGTGCTTATGATTTGGTCTATTTAACCAAGAGCAAGCCATGGGAAGAACTTTCGGAAAAGAATCATTATATGCGCTGGGCATACATCGAAGATTTACTACCTAATATGGAGGATTAAATCATGAAACCAATTTTGCTTCAAGCAAGTTGGAAAAGATTGTGAACTACATAAATCAGAACATTCAATAAGGATAAGTTATGAAACAGACAGTAGAAGAAGCAGCCCGCACTCATTGGAGTGAAAGTACATATAATAAAGATGCAGAGCTTGCCTATGATGAAAGAGACTGTATAGCTATCAAGGCATTGGCAAAAGCGATTGCATTACGGGCATTTAAGGAAGGTGCAGCATGGCAGGCAAAGCAATCTCCGTGGATAAGCGTGGAAGAACGGTTGCCGAAAGAAGGGCAAAAAGTTTTTGTTTTGGTGATGTGTTATGGCACACCATGTATTCGAGAAGAAAAGTTTTGTAGAAATAGCAATTTAGATAAAAAGGGAATGTGGATTCACGGAAACAGTATCGTGCTGGCATGGTTTCCCACCCCCTCTTTCGATGAGATACTCGAAGCCAACAAGGATGTACTTGAACGAATTAAAGAGAAAGGAGACTGAATATGAAAGTAAAAAATGGAATAATAATAGACGGAGTGCTGCATGAAATTGTGCCAATGAGAGAAAACTACTCGTGTGACAATTGCAGCTTGGAAGAAAAATGCGATAAAATAGATTTTTTCTTATGTGCATTAATTGCTGGAAGGCATAATTCTGATGAACGTTTTATCAATCGTGGCAAAGTGACAGATATTAAGATAGATAAGGAGGAATAACTATGGGATTTACAACACCGTGTTTCATAAGAAAGAATACACCGGAGCTTCGGAAGAAGCTGGAAGAGTTGGGATATGAAATCCTTAATTCTGGTGATACAACTTTAGATGCACATAATTATGACGGCAAGGGAAGTCATAAAAGTATCGAAGAGGGAAAGGCTATCATAACGTCTTATGGTAATTTATATGGAGTGATATATGATGTAGATACTGTCACCAAGAAAGTAAGAATTGATTGCGGAACCAACGAAGAGCTTTTCTTGGCTATCGCTTCATTGAGGAATGATACAGACAAGAACCAATGGTTTACGGATGGAGATAAATGGATTCTGTGTCCGGAAATCAAGTTCTCTACCTATTGGACTTACAATGATGTTGACATTAACACGGATACCATCCACAAGGCTACCGTAAACGAACTGATTGAACATTTTAATAAAAGTTAACTATGACCGAAGAACTTGTAACATTGGATACTGCGAAGCTGCTGAAAGAGAAAGGATTTGATTGGAAGTGTGAACACCTAATAGGCCGCAATAAGGTTATTACAAAATATAACCTTCCGCAAAGTATGTCGTGTTGTACGGAAATAGATGGCGAATCAGTTGAATTTTTGTGTCCAACATTGTATATCGCCCAAAAGTGGCTGCGTGAAACCAAGAACCTACATATTGAAATAACCTATATATACAGAGACTATTGGACATATGATATACTGACAATTCCGAACCATGGCTCGATAGGATTATCCGGCAGACCTTTGGTGCATTATAAAAGCTACGAGGAAGTACTGGAAGCCGGGATAGAAGAAGCATTAAAACTTATATGAGAATGGACCCTGTTGTAAATGATGCTTATAGGCTTAGAA